AACTTTAGATTTACATACTGTACAATATTGAATATCATCTGAGAGCATTCCATGCTCGTATTCAATTTGATATTCTGAATCGCACTCCTCGCATATAATATTATATCTCATCCATATTCCTTATCTCAGTTGTTCAATATACTTCACGCCATTGCATGGCAACCCCAACATTAGTAGATTGTGCACCTAAATTTGATGCAACTACCAGGAATATCTCGGAATCCGTACTATCAAAGTTTTGTACTATGTAATTTTTCTTTGCAGTTGACGGTAAATTACTCGCAGGTGCTCCGCCAGCTTTTTGACTACCTTGAGTTGATGCACCAACAAATCCAGCATCCATTTCTTGACCATCTGTCCATGCAGTAGCAGTAACGTTATATTGAACGCTAGAACCAGAATTAACATCTACCCATGTATTACCTGTTAGATAAGATTGTGCTGGTAATTTTATCAATCGCCATTTAATATTGGCACCATCGCTGAATACATTCAAATTACCCATACGAACAATAATTCTATTCGAATATGTTTGGAAAGTATTTTTTAATCTAATTGCCATAACTGGCGCAGTAACGCCAGCAGCGATTGTTTTTAATGTTGGTGTACTCGATGACCAATCCTGTCCAGCTTCAACATATCCACCTTCACTGAATACAGTAGAACAGATTTGATCCATAGAACCACCAGTAGTAGTACCGATGTTTCTAATCTCACATCTAACAGGAAGATTTGGATTACTCATATAAACGGTTGGTAAATTATTGCTATGTAAGAATTCGTGTACATATACAATATTTCCCTGATGTGCAAATCCAACACGTACTCTACCAACGCCCAACCACTGAAAATCGATCACTACTAATTGCGTGTTGGCAATATTTAACCATGATACCGTATCTAAATTCCATTCTGATTGAGTTTTTCTAACTTCAACTGGAGCGCCAGAAACAAAACTTCTTATAACCCATGACAATGTACCATCGCCAGCTTGTTCAAAATAGATACCATCATTATCGTCAAAATATCCAGTACGTTTAATGACATTTGCTGTAGGAAGACCAAAGTTGACACTACTCATTATTACTTGTGACTTGCCAGGCATATAATGATGATAGAATTTGGTTTGGTGTACAATATAACTAGCAGGATCACTAGTGGTTGTCATGGTACAACACGCTTTATTTTTAACAAAGGTTATTGACCCACCATTAGCAGATTTATCAATGAAGGTAGGATCAATTCCATATAGATGTTTATAATCACCCAATGTAAATGGCTCAGATACTCGTTGTCTACCAAATGCATCTGATACTCCATTAGGAAATGAAACTGGTATGGGATTACCAATATCATTTTTAATTTCGCCATCATACGGTTTAAACAAATAGGTCATACAATTCTCCAACCACTTCTGTATATTAATTGAGTGGCACCGTTATTAGTTTGAATAATGAATCCACCAGCATCGTTATCTACATTGCCTAGGACTAAAATAGGATTAGTTTCTGCGTTACTAGATTCGTCTTTTATAATTAACATTCTACCTGAACTTGGTGTTAATGGTAATGTTATTGTTACTGGACCAGCATAATCTATACCAATATAATAATCATCGTTATCTACTGTGTATGTTGGTGTGGTAACTAATGTGGTGGTGTAGATAATATCATGAGGATTTACTTCCGCAAACTCAAATTTTTTGATGGAATCATTGTACCGTAAATATCGACCATCATAGATACTAGGTCTATCAACATCATCTAGATATCTAAGATTAACTTCACCGGATCCTGGACCAGCCATGGATATTTTGGTTAACCAATCTTCCATATATTTAACTTTATCAGTTAAAGCTTTAATAGTCGGATCAATTTTAGGCGCATCTGGTTGAGAAAAATGGTCTGTATTTGTTTTAAACAGTTTATCGTAGTGAGACGGATCAGTTAAATCCAGTTTCTTTATTTCTTCTACAATTTTTTGTTCATCCGGATGCGCTACAATGGATTGAGTTGAAATTTCAGCAACCGATATACTATCATCTACAACATTATCTTCAACAACAATTTCGCCTAAATCAACATCAGGTAAAATTTCATTATCCCTGATTGATTCTGTTTCAACAATTGAATCATCAGTAACGGTAGATTCAATCGGGTTCAGATTAACAGCTAATGATTCAAAAAATTCAGTAAATATTTCTTCTTTGACTTGCTGTTCTTTTTCTTGTTCTTTTGATTTAACTATCTCAGATTCTAAAATATCAAGAAAAGATGTATCCTTGAAATCTAAAGATACTCGCTGAAGTTTTGGTTTTTTGAGAGGAGTTATTTTTTGAGGAAACGGCTCGGATACTGGATTTTCTGTTAGAATTTCAGCAACTGGCGCTATAATTTTTGTAGTTTCTAATAAATTAGAAAATGGATTAGTTTTAATCTTTTCTGACAAATCGATAATCGTATGATTGCCTATCTTACTTTCAGATTCTTTTTTTGCTTCTGATACAAGGTTTAGGAAATCATTTAATTCGCTCATTATTCTACCGTTAAATAAAAATATTTTATTGTATTTAGGTAAAATAAAAATTTATATTAAAAAAGGAGGCTTAAAGCCTCCTTTCTTCTAACTTATACTAAATCATTTTTCAATAATTTAGAAATTGCCATTACTTCGGTGTTCACAACACCCATTACTGCGAGAGCAGCCCAACCAAAAAATACAAACCCATAATGTAATGGAGCAACAAATAATTCTTCCATAAACCAGAATGTGTGCCCCCATTCGTTTAAACCAACGTTCGGTAAGATCATGAAAGGACCGATAACCGCGATCAAATACATCAAATGTAAACCTTGTTGATAAGTAGGCAATCTTGTTTTTGCATACATAAAACTAGCTGTACCAGTGATGATATAGATTGGATAACTCAAATAGAATTCGATAATATGACTTGGAGTAAAGTCAGTATCACGAACGATAGTTTGATGCCATGTACCGTCTTGTTCGGTAAAGTAACTAGCACCCCAATAGATAGCCCAACCGTAGCAAACCAACCATGTCCAGTGAGTAAAATGACGACGTAATTCTTCACGAGGAGCTAATGCCGCACCAGCAATCATTGCGCGATCACGAGATTTCCAAATATAACCATTAATACCTGCAAATAATACTACTTCTGCAACGATTTCGATATACAACATATTCATCCAATAGGTTTCAAATTCGGGCGCAAATGAGTCTAATCCCGCAGACCAGCCGTAAACGCCTTCATACCACCTAATAAATGAATAGAATATTAAATACAGAGCAATACCTAATGTCAAATTTAATTTATTTAACAATGGTTTTTCTGTAGCACTTGCTTTAATTATTTCAGATGTAGTAGCCATGTAAGACTCCTTATTTCAGATTAAAATTGATACATTACTGTATCGGTTGTGTTTTCTAGATCGCGGGGAGATTCTTTAATCTAGTTTTGATACTGGGGTAGAACTCCAGTATTTGCAACTCCAATAATTAGCTTTCCATTTTGGACCTGGTTCGGAACAATGATGTCTAGCTCTATAACTTTTTCTACGCTCAGGACTATCTCGTTTAATTTCCATATTTGGATCACCAAAATTTACTTTAACGACATTACCAGAATCATTTTTAACATACACTGAACGTTTCTTTGGACCACCTGGAGTTAAAAACGGTTTATTTAATTTAACTCGTTTGCCGTTTTTTTCAGCTTCTTCGTCAAGTTCTTGCCAATCTTCATACAATTCAGTGCCAGTAACTTCAAAAATTTCTTCAACTTCTTCAGGTATGCAATTAGGAACCATTTTTGATCCTTTTTTCTTCATACCCAACATTTTATAATTTTTCCAGCATGGATCTTTATCTTCAACAATATCATCCGTAAATTGTTTAAACGATTTCATTAGTACTCCTTAACTAAACCAATTGCAGATACCAACTGCATCTATAATACAAAAGAAAATATATCGCACTTTTAACGAATATATATTTTTATTAAACGCATTTAATAGACAAGAACCATGCCCCAACATAAAAAATATAAATGCATATTTACTATAAGGTTCAACATTTGTTGCAATCAAAGTTCCTGCAACCAAAAAATTAACAGTTCCGATCCAATTTAACATTACTTATTTAACACCCAATCTTCAGCTACCCGTTTTGCTGATTCTAAATTATCATATCTAGTTCTAGCTTCAATACCACGTTGACTAAATAAATCAACGATATAAATTCCGTTTTTTTCTCTAACCATAGAATGGTTAGATCCTTGCTTAAACTCATGAACGAGTTTCACTTCATTGGTATTAAATACTGCAACCCCTTCATGGTAATCTTCAACTGATTGTATCATATTATGCCTCAAATTTTAGTTTCCTCTTATTTATTATACCGTACAAGTTCGATTTAGTCAAGCTATTTTTACTAAATACAAATAAAAATAGGAGATTTTTATGGGGAACATAATAGGAAAATTGTTATATGTATTTAAAAGGTTAAGAGAACCAAGTACACACGCATCTTTAGCTGCATTATTCGCGTTAGTTGGCCAACAAATCCCTGATGAACAATGGAATACAGCAATGAACGGTGCTGCTGTTGTATTCGGTATCCTTGGAGTATTTTTTAAAGAAGCTGCACCAGAAACTGATATTAAATTTTAAATAACTAAAAGGAGTATGAAATGAATTTTTTAACAAATATATTATCAAAAATTAAAATGGGATTTGTTGGTCTTGGTAAATTTGCACCATTTTTAACAAAAGCCGCAACAACTGTACAAATTATAACAGGAAATGAAGAATTAGTTCCTTTAACAGAAAAAGCTGGAGCTGCAGCTGTTAAAATAGGACAAGAATTAGCTGACACAGATAATGTTGTTGGCGTTGTAGCTGAAACATTAGGTGAAGTAGCAGAATCTGAAGGATCCACATCAGTTGCAAAAGTTGCTAAAAACGTTGCAAAAGCTGCGAAAAAATAATGAGTAATTTTGGGAAAAAATACAGAAAAAACCCTACAAAGAAATTTTATCGAGATCGATATTCTGCATTTAATCCAAGAAAACAAAGAACAAAATCGAGCACAACTCGATCAACAAGAAAAGAGAAGCCAGTAGAAATAACTGTAAATCAGTTTCTTTTCTGGCTTCTTATATTAGGATTAGGATATATCTTTAATTAATTATTTGTGTTTAGTTCCACAAACAGTACAAGAATAACCTTTTTTAGCGTCTTGATTCATTACTCTCATACCTTTTCCATACTGTTTATCCTGGAATTCAGCAGCAGGAGTTCCTGAACAACTACATTTTTTAACTTCAACACCACTCATTATACACCTCTTTTAACGTTGTATTTAATACGATTTTCAATTTTATGTTTTTGCTTTTTTGAACTAGCTTTTTCAACCATTTCGCGCAATGTTGCAGTAGAATAGTTACCTAATCGAACACGCTCATTTCGTGTTTTCATTGGATTTGCTTTTCTACTTGCTTTTGAAATTGTTGCCATTATTCCTCACTTTTTATATTTCCATGGTTTAATAACTACCCTAAAATAGTTTTTAGGATGCCATATGTCAACGATAAACCTAAATCTCCTATGCGTAGCAAATCTAGTTAATTTATCTTCAATTTTAAATATTTGTTGCTCAAATAATGCTAAATCAAATCCAAAGGGTTCAAATTCAACATCCGGAAATGGATATTCTTGGATAACTTTATGTGAATTTAAACTACCATATTCTCGCTCTAATACTTCTACCCAATAAATCGGTTTCATAATTTATTAATAATAAATGCTTTATTTTGAGGATAATATTCTAGAGTTCTTGGATTCATAATAATACGCTTTACTTCATAATTGTTATATAGAAACTCTTTTAATTTACCAAAAATAGTTTTTTTAGAACCACAATCACCGATATTTGTTTGTATAGCTTTACAAAAACGTTTAACATCATCTCGACACAAAATAATTGATTGATTATCAGTTACAACTGTATTAATTACATATTTAAAATTTAAAAATGCTTCATCAACATCTTTATAATTAGTAACAACCATCCAATTATCGCGATATTGCATCCCAACAGCTCTACCATCTTCCATAATTTGCGATACTTCCACAAATTTAATTTTACACATTATATAATTTCCTCTTCTATTAACATAACAATAGTTTAACCTAATCCATCTTATTCGTCAAGCATTTTTTTAATAATTTCTACACAATGATCAGAACCTTCGCTTGTACCTAACACCCAAGGGTCACTACGTACAGTTTGACTCGTACTAGATTTATATTTTCTATATTGACTCTCGGCATATCTTTCCATTTCTTTTGTTAACCCAACAGCAAATACTCGAATTAAACTTTCTGCTTTAATTTTATCTGATGGGAAATATTCTTCTAGTAATTTATCAATTTGTTTGTTCATTGAATTCCTGATCATTTACAGTTTTAACTAAATCTTGAAACATAGCATTTACAGTTTGAAATGATGTTACAGTTTTTTTACATATAGTACCAAAAAAACCCATTTTAATTAAATTTGATGAATAATACCAAGGATTACCTAAAATAGCTTCAAACATATCAGGTTCAACAATATCACCATCAACAGTTTCTCTATATGTTATAATATGATACTTATAACCAAGGGATTCATGCATCTCAATTGGAGGAGAAGGGTCTTTATAGGTAAATGCTGAAATATCTAACATTTCGTCATTATCTAATACAAAAATAAATCCATCATGTTCATCTTCTTTATATACATCTTTTAAATAATCTATCAATGGAATTCCTTATCTAGTTGCATTTAATTTACAAAAATATTTAGTCTCAACATCTTTGTTATAAGATTTTAATCCAGTAATAGTTTCTTCGGCTAAATCGTGACATATTCGTTCAGAAGAAAGATTATCTTGATATTTAATATCTAATGCATGATTAAATTGAGATTTAAGAGATATAATTAATACTAATATGTACATAAAAAATAATATATGAATTGTAGAATAAAACCGCCAGAAATTCGGGAAATTTATCAAAGACTTAAACAATCTGCTAAACGTAGAAAAATAGAGTTTACCCTAACAATTCCAGAGTTAAATAATTTAAGTTTTCCTATAACATGTCCTGTGTTGGGAATACCTTTAAAATGGCATCGTGGAGCAGCACAAGACGATAGTTATAGTTTCGATAGAATAGATAGCTCGAAAGGATATGAAATAGATAACATAGAAATTATTTCAGTCAAAGCCAATCGAGCTAAAAATGATCTCACAGATAAAGAGATACAATTATTTTGTAATTATTATAAAAATTAATAATAATCGCGATCAAAATCAGACGCAAATTCAAGAGCAATATCGCGCAATTTTTCCACTAAAGAAGCATCTACAGTACCAAATATATCAGCAACATTATCTATAATATCACCAATTGTTTCTTCTAATTCAATGTCATTAAAATTCATCAATACACTCCAATAATCTATTTAACCTTTTTTCAATAAAATACTTCATTACCAATTGTTTAGAACCAGTTTGGTCAGATTCCAATTCCTCAACAATTTTATCTTTAATATCCTGCGGGGTCATAGTCAAATCAATTAACAATTTATTACGTTGAATATTTCTATAAAACTCAATATCAGGATTATTTAAATCTTGCGATAACAATTCAGCTTTTTTCTTAGCCGTTAATGGCTTTTGCCTGATACCTTCCACCAAAACATTATCATTAGACAAACAAGAAGGGATACCATCTCCACTATCACCTGTTAAGATTTTTTCTTTTAATTCTAATTCTGGATTAGGCGAAGTAACATATATTCCCAACATAGGATTGTACTGTTTAACATTACCATATTTGTGTAATTGTTTAAAGTCTCCATCCGAACTAGCAATTAAAACATTACCGTGAGCAGATAACCTAGGAACAAGAGTACCAATAATATCGTCAGCCTCAGCTCTATCAACTAAAATAACTTTATAAGGAAAAATATTAATTAAATCAGTACGAACTTCATCCAAAACTTCAAAAATTAAAGTCCAATCTAGTGTTGATTTTTCGCGAGCTTTTTTTCTACCTGCTTTGTAGAAAGGAAATACTTCTTTTCTCCAATATTTTCTAGAATCTGCTGCAATAATTACATTAGGATAATCTCGTTTAAATTTGTAGACAATAGCTCTAATTGAATTAAGAACTAAATGTCTACATAAATCTTTATTCAAAACATTTATTTTGTTAGATTTAACTTGAGATTGCAATCCACTAATTACAACTTGATTTAAATCTATAATTAAATAATTCATAATATTCTCTTTAATTTATCCGCACAAAAAATTAGATACAGATTTAATTTGTAACACACCTTCTACTGTTACATTACCTTTTACAATTTTACCTGTAGATAATGTATGCACAATAACATCGTTTTCTACCATTTCATTAATGACAAAACTAGAAAATCTTGATTTTAATTCTTTTAATTCTTGTTCAGTTAAATTTACACTCATAGTGTCTCCAGTTCTTTTGAATATAGTTGTACATTAGTTGTTTTTTGTAACTCTTTTTTCTTAGAATTTAAATCTTTTACTTGTTTTTCCAATTCTTTAATACGATCTCCAGTTAAATTCCAAATTTTCATATCTAATAATTTATCATCAAAATTATTTTCGTCTAAAATTGAAATTAACTCAAGTTTTGATGCATTTTTAAACAAAATAACATTTTCTAAATAAAAATTAATAAATCTAATTCGCTCATTTAAACTTTTAACATCATCATTTAAAACATCAAGTAATCTAGAAATACGTTCTGAATATTTACTTAAACGCCACTCAATAAAATAATCAATAATATCAACAACAGAACTAAATTTTCGTAACTTACCAGTCGGTAACCAACAAGTTAAATTTTCCGTTACTGTTGTAGTTAATTTTAACCTATCAAGTAAGGTTTCGTCAAGCAAATTATTTAATATTCCCCGTTGGTAGTACACATCTATGTCAAAATTTTCTTCTGTAGAATTATCTTCATAATCTTTAATAGAATCAGATTCAATTAATTTATTTAATTGTTTTTTAATATCATCAAGATACATGCCAACTGGTAATTCAGTAATTTTAATTTGAGTAGCACTAACTCTCTCAATACAGCCACTAATTTTATACTTGTTTTCTTCAACTCGTTCAACCGAACCTTTGAATCCAGAAAAATAAGGCAATAATGTATAATTTTGAATTCCACCAGACATCTTATTTTTAATATAGAACGAGAGTTCCTGTGGATCGCGAGAGAGAATCGTAGAAGCAAATCCTGTACCAATCCCCTGGGTACTGTTTAACAGGACTCCAGGGAGGACTGGAATAAAAAAATTGGGTTCAATTTTATAGTCGTCTTCGTATAAATGCTCCAAAATAATATCATCTTCTTTACGAAAATACTTTCTAAAATTATTAGACAATTTTGTAAAAATATAACGATGAGCTGCTGGAATTGGACTTAATCTAGAACCAAACTGACCAATAGGTTCCAGCCAATTTAAACTATTAGATCCAACAAAATCCTGTGCAAGGTTACAAATTACGCCACCGATACCCGCTTCACCATGATGATAATGCGTCTCAAACGCAACTGAGGACGCTAATTGAGCGACTTTCATTTCACTTGTTGTATTTTTCAACAAACAAGTATACAAAACTTTACGTTGAGTAATTTTTAATCCATCAATTAAATTTGGTAATGAACGCTCATTGTCGTAGTTGGCATATGGACGATATTGTTCCTGAAATAATCTATCAATTGTAATTTCTTTCATACTATTCCCATGTTTGGTAATCAGGTTTTTCTGGTTTAAGATAATCTCGCATATCTTTCATTAACAATTCACCAATAGCTCGATCAAAATCTTCGTCAGTAATTCCAAGAGGTAAATCACCCATATAATGAATCCTCTCTAAAGGAATTTCTCCTGAAAATTTAAGTTTAGGTTCATATGTACCTTCATCATAAATTAATTCTGCATGCGTTATTATACTCATCCTTCGATCCCCAACCATTCTTTACGTTTATCTGTGCTACCAATTTCTTTCGAAAACTGTAACTTGAAAATATCACTATCACCAAATTCTGTTGTAACTTTTTCCAAATTATTACTTAAATCAGATAAATATTCTTTCCACTCTTTACTAGAAGAAGTTCCTAATCCTTTATAATATTTGGAATCATATTTCTCACCAACATGTTGTTCTTTCCATCGTTCAAATACACTTAAATCATAAAAACTTAAAGTATCTTTTTTATACTTAACTTTAACAATCGGTGTATTTAAAATATGAATAACTCCCAACGAGAATAACTCTGGCCAGAATTTGTAAAACGCATTTAACAGTAAAGCACGAATACCAAATCCATCTAAATCTTGGTCAGTTGATAATACAATTTTACCAAAACGAATATCTTCAACAGATTTAACTTGAATACCAAATTGTAATCCGGTAATTGTCATAATATTTTTGAATTCTTTATTTTCAAGAATATCTTTTAATTCCATAGGATAAACATTGATAGGTTTTCCTCTTAACGGAAATGCTGCCATTGTCTTAGGATCTCTACCTGATAACAGACCAGATAACGCTGAATCTCCTTCTGCTAAAAATAACATTGCTTCATTACGTTGTTTGGTAGATGCATCATGGAACTTTTCAACTCTACGTGGATCTGCTTTATCTAAATTTTTATTAGCTTTACGCAATTCAGCAGCTTCAGCAGCACGTTCTTTAGCCTGAACCCAATCTAAAATAGACTGAATAATCTCCGATTTAAGAATATTTTTAATAAATTTATCGCTAACGCTCCAGGAAGTTTTCCATTCGGTTGGCAAACTAATCATATTTTCTTTTGTTTGACTAGAAAACCTTGGTCGATTTACTGTACCAGCAATATAAACTCTAAAATGATTTTTAATATCACTAGGTTTTACATCCACTTTATGTTTTTTCTTAAAGTGTTCACGAAGTTTAGTGGTGATTTGATCAACAACATAATTGACATGAGTTCCACCTTGATAAGTTTCTACCGAATTGATAAAAGAAATTTGCTCAAATCCATCCGAAGAACTGATACCAACTTTCCAATCATCAGTATTATCTGTGTAATACTCAGTAGAATATAACGAAATATAATCATCAAATGATTTAAATTTAATTAATTCGCCATTAAAATAAAATTTAATATTTAAATTATTTGCAGCAGCATCAAGCACTTTCTTTTGTATTTTACAAATATGGTCTGCATCTAAACCTGTTAACTTAAAGAATTCATAATCTGGCGTGAATGTAATTTTAGTTCCATTTTTAGAATATTCTTTAATCTTAGGTTCTGAACGCTCTCGCATTCCATTCCAGAAATCTTGAGTTAATTTTTTCTTACCGTCGCAAGATTCAATTTTAAAATTTGTAGAAAGAACATTAGTTAATGTTGAACCAACACCATTAGTACCAATTAATGATTGATCTTCATCATCATTAAAATTGGAACCTGCGCGCAAATTAGAAAAAACTGTTTCTGCAATATATGTTCCAGTTTGATCATGAATTTCTACGGGAATACCTCGACCATTATCCTGAATAGAAATTTCATCGAATGTAATATCTACTTTAATTTGATTTAATACATCAGGCGCTCTTTTTCCTTCGTCAATAGAATTATCAAGAATTTCAGAAAAGATTTTAATAAAAGCGGGAATATATGAAATATCCCGCTTTTCCATATTTTTAGATTGAGTATTATAAACCCATTCTTGGCTTGTTTGGATTGAAGTAGACCCGCAATACATTCCAGTGCGAGCTCTTACGTGTTCTATTTCATCAAGAACTTTATATGTTTGTTGTATGTGTTTTGTCATTTTGTAGTATATTATAAATATAAAATAAAAGTCAATCGCGATGTGTCACCATCCATTGACTCTAAACATATTTTCACTAGTAATTGAGAATACCTATGTCCAGCAAAAATACTTATATTAATCTTATTTCTACCCTTTCTATACAATCACGAGAGGCGAGTAAATATTTAAAGCGGTATATTTCACTCATAGAAAATGCTGTAAATAGAGAAATACTTGGATACACAGAAACTCACCATATTGTCCCTGAATGTTTTTTCACCAAAAGAAAAAGAAAAGGTAAAATTGGATTCTTAGGTGGAACAGGAAATAACAAAAATAATTTAGTTAAATTAACTCCAGAAGAACACTTAACAGTCCATTTATTATTAATAAAATGTTTTTCCTCCACATTCGATTACATGGAATCATTAATTTATGTAGCAAATATGATGTTTGTTTACAGTAAATATAATAAAAGATTAACTAATAAAGAATATGGATGGGTAAAAAGAATAAGATCAACATCTCTTTCGCAAAATATGAAAGGCGAAAATAACCCATTCTATAATAAGACTCATTCCGATAAATCTATACAAAAAATGAAATCCGCGAAACAAGGGGAAAATAATCCTTGTTTTAATAAAATTTGGATAACTAATGGTATCGATAATAAACGAATTCCTAAAAATCAAATAATCCCAGAAAAATGGTATCCAGGCAGAACATTATCAAAAACACACATCAAAAATGCAGCAGAAAATTCAATATTCGGAAAACAATTTTTCTGTCTTATTGAGTCAAAGCACTGTTATGATAAAGCTAATTTAATTAAGGTTGCTCCAGAATTCAAACAATATCTTTAAATATTAATATTTAATGAAAGTACAGAATCAATTTTGAAAGAACGCCAACCATTATTATCTAAATCCCAAACAGATAACACATTAGGATTTTCGGTTTTAATTACTTTACCCTCAACAATTTCAGTAATAGGTAACACATGAGATTGTAAAGTGCATTTCATAACTCGTTCTGTACCATCAGTTTTAGTGAAAGTTACAGTACCAACATTATTTTGCAATAATTGTTTAATATCTTCTTTAGAAAAAGTAGTCATAATAAAATCCTATAAAGTAGTTGAGAGCTTTCATCATACCGCGAAAGCTCTCAAAAGTCAAGCACTAAAATAAAACAATCAACAATAAAACAAAAGCAAATGCTGCTAGATAAGAACTATAAGGAATTGATTCTGGAGCAACAGAAAATTGTGGTGATGTCAATTTCTTGCTCGTACCTTCAACTGCGCAAGAAATAAAACCGTCAAATTGTGATTGTTGTTTGTATTTCAATTCAGTAAGATAATGTCTGCGTAAAGTAGAATCTTCTGGTATCATATTATTTCCTGGTAATATTAGGAGCAACAATAGGTTGCTTATTTAAATGTTCCATCGTTTTATCTAGTAATTCTGGTGGTAATGGATTTACTATTTGTTTAGGTGGTTCTGATTTAGGAATATTACTATAAATATCTTTAATATCTTTTAAAATCGACATTTTTAAACTTCTTTTTATTTGGTTTATATGTGGTAGTATCAGAATTATCTAATTCATAAATCGATACTTGTTTAGATTTACTTGAGCCATTTAATTTATTTTTTCTTGGTTTAAACTCATCATCAGAAAAGAAATTAACTTTTTGTGTCATTGTGATTATATATTATGTTGTTGGTAAAAGGGTTGGAAAAGTTTCTCTAACAAGAGTTTCTGTTAGTCCTAATGTTTTTAAATCTTTGTTCATCATATTAACAAAAACAACAGCTTCTTGTGGTTCAAAAGATTCTAATAACTGTAACAATAGAACCTTACGTTTTTCTTCAGAAAGACTATCAGCGGTTGGATCACCTTTTAAGAACAAATAGGCTCTACGAATTTCTGATTCGATACCAGCAAAACGAATTCCTGGAGCTGTATCTGGTTTAATATATTCTGCTGGAAAATCTTCTATATAAAATTGATAAGCAGGATCAAAAGCATACCTTAATACTTGAATAAAGTAATAATTATTGTTTTGCTCTAATATTTGTTTTCTTTGTTGATCAGTTTCTACAGATTCAATCTCTTTTAAAATTTCATACACATTTTTTAACATAAATTTATTTTTTGTTTAATACTTCTGTTGATATAAACTCGATTACATAATCAATTGACTCACCAATAGAACTAGCATTAGGTGATTCATTAATTTTTCCTCTTCGCCATTTATTATATTCCCTTAGAGTATCTAAGGCTCGAATAATTTTCTGTTTATCTAATTCCATAATTTAAATTCCTTTTTGTATCAATTTTATTTATTGTAAATTTAATTTTTGTTTAACACTAATACATTTTTGTTCAGCTTGTTCTAATGTATTATAATAACCATAATGTTTTTGATTAATTCCATCAGCAGCTATTAAAACAGAATATTTGTTCTTTAAACTGTTAAAATAAACACCAGACATTGTTGAACGTTTTTTATTGCTATTTTTCTTTTTTATTGTTGATTTTTTCCTAACAGGATTTAAAATAGTATCAGCAATAAAATAATCTTTATAATTTGAATACAGATCGTTTAACAAAGTTTCTTTTGACACTAAATCTGATTTAGATTTAATAATATTATTGAATTTGTTATCTACATCATAAAATTTATGATAAGTAATTTGTTTTTCTTTTCTAGTCATAATTAATCTTAAAGTAATATCCATTTAAACATTAACTTTACTTATAAGGTTCCTGCGTAGCAGGATTCGCGAAGCGAATTTAATTGATGCTTAATTTAATCCCCTTCGCTTCGCTCGGGGATCTGCTACGCAGAGTTTTTCTTTTTAAATCTGATTTTTCATTAGAATATTCTATTAGATTTTCTTTGGTTGAACAAGGCTTATGCAAACCAAGTTCTTTTTTTGAACAAGACAGGTATTTTTACCACTATAACCCAAGATTGGTTCTGCTGCTTTCCACACCTGTAGCGATATTGAAGATCCTGCGCCTTATTGGATCATCTCTTGTTTGGTATAGTTATAGTTCCATCTAGTTTCACCTAGAAGTGTCGGAGTAGTATCTGGACTCCTGTATTTGTAACGGCATAGCTATCCTCAACACTTAATTGCGGGATAGGTTGCCAATGTGATTCTGTCGGCACATCAACCTTTATATAGACACTTGTATATTACTACTATATAGTAATAGTTAAATTTTGTCAAGCATTTTTTATGCTTGAACTATTTATTATTGCAAAATTACCCTGAGGTTATTATGATTACAACAAAAACAAAAGATGGCACTGAACTTTTAATTAATGAAACAAATATCATTTATGCTTCACCCACTAGAGATAATGGTACTGTCGTTCACTTTAATGAAAATACATTTAGAGTAATTGATGAATCTTTTGATTCATTTAAATCTCGTTTTTCTGCTTCAATTCCAGTATCTCAACTTATAACAGAAAATATTTTAGCATCAAAAGATCTAGATCAATATCCAGAACATTTACCTAGATTACCTACTGGTTACGTTGATAAACGCACAACAGCATATAAAGAATATATGGCTTCTGTATAAATAATTTTAATATAACAGATACATTATTTTATGCCAATATATTCCTTAAAAAATAAAACCACGGGCGAAATTTTTGAAAAAAATATGAAAATTTCAGAGTATACTGAATACTTACAACAAAATCCGCATATTGAACGTTATTATGAATCTACGCCATTATTTGGAGATCCAATTAGGTTAGGTATAAAAAAACCGCCAGCAGATTTTCAGAAAAATGTTATAGGTAGGATTAAAGCTTCCCTACCTGGAAATACTTTATCAGATAGAAAGTTTCAAATACCAAAAGAATATTGATATGTACTTATAGTATTTAACTAGAAACCCGTTATTCCAATTTTTAGTTGGTAAACGGGTTTTTCATTTTAAATCAATCAAAAAGGCATTTATGATCAAACCAAAAAAAGTAAAAAAATCTTCTAATCGTGTATCTGCGTTGAATTTTGAATTACGAACTATTCAACCCAAAACCGATAATCAACAACGAGTATTCGATTATTACGATGAAGGTAAAAATTTAGTTTTATATGGTAGCGCAGGTTCTGGTAAAAGTTTCTTAAGTTTATATCTGGGTATAAAAGAAATGTTAGATGCAGGAACATTTAGTAAAGTTGTAATACTACGTTCAGCAGTTGCTTCTAGAGATTTAGGTTTTCTTCCTGGTACTGAACGCGAAAAAATTTCTGTATATGAGGCTCCCTATAGATCTATAATTAACGACTTATTTGGTAGAGATGATGCTTATGACATACTTAAACAAAAAGATATTATAGAATTTGAATCAACATCATTCCTACGTGGTTTAACATATTCTAATTGTTTAATCTTTGTTGATGAAATGGAAAATATGGCTTTTCATGAATTAAATACAATTTTTACTCGTATTGGTGAAGGTACTAAAATAATCTTTGCAGGGGATATTAAACAGTGTGACTTAAATGAACGTAAAGAAACAAGTGGTATGAAAGATTTCTTGAACATCATGAAAAAGCTTGACGAATTCGGTTTAGTAGAGTTTACTATGGATGACTGTGTTCGTTCAGGGCTAGTCAAGAACTACCTAATCGCCAAAGAATCTCTAGGATTATAAAAATGAATTTTTGTCATGTACCAGTTGAAATAATATCTTATCCACGTGTGAACATAGATGGACGACGCCATTATCAAATAGGTCATCTATGTTTACCATCTATTACCACTGTACTTGGTTCTACATCAGATAAATTTTACTTAAAAGAATGGCGTGACAGAATAGGTCATGATGCTGCAGATAAGATTACCAACAATTCTGCTAAACGCGGAACTAATTTGCATCAAATGTGCGAAGACTATCTCAACAACAAACCTCTATCTTGTAAGATGCCAGATGCTCTTGAGATGTTTTATTCGTTAAAATCAATCTTACATAGAATCAATAATATTCATGCTCAGGAAGCATGTCTATACAGCGATAAATTAAAGATAGCGGGTAGTGTTGACTGTATCGGAGAATTTGACGGTATTTTATCTGTAATAGATTTTAAAAATTCTAGACGATTAAAAACTGAAGAAATTATACACGACTATTTTCTTCAGGAAACTTTTTATGCGCTGGCGTATATGGAAATGACAGGAACTACGATTAAACAAATCGTAACAATTATAGCGGTAGAAGATGATAGACCTCAAGTGTTTATCAAACAAATTAGACCGTATATCAAAGATTTAGTAGATCGTAGAAAACAGTTTGAAAAAACTGCTTGACTTTTTTAGAGTTTTAAGTTAGACTATATACTTGTATGGTATAAATACTCTTTATACTATGATTTTTGTGAGTCAATTTTAAACAAATTAGTAGCTTTTCAGGAAAAGAAAAAGTCCTAATTCATAATTAGAAATATTCTGTTGTAGATTATTTGAATATTTCTCAAGGAGAAAACAAAGATGTATTCAAATACGAAAGCGATAATTCTTGCTATTATAATATCAATAATACCTACAGCGAGTTTCGCAAAACAAGTAAATAAAGAATCAGAAAAAATATGTTTGGCCAAAGCCCTTTATCATGAAGCAAAAGGGGAACCTATTGTTGGTAAAAAAGGCGTGGCCAAAGTAGTTTTAAATCGAACTAATCATAAAAAATTCCCAAAAACTATTTGTGGCGTAGTAAATCAAATAAATTTTGATGATGGAAAAAAATTATGCCAATTTTCTTGGGTTTGCTCACGCAAAACTAAAATAAAATATGGCAGCAATTCATGGAAAGATAGTTTAGATTTATCTGATGATATTTTAAACAAACGAGTTTCTTTACCAAATTTTAGTCCAGATGTATTATTTTTTAAAAGTGTTCATTCTAGATATAAATGGGGCAGAGAATATAAATTAGCTGCAAAGCTAGGTCAATCAAATTTCTATAGTAAAAAGAGTGCTTAATGGAAAATTATGAAGAAATGCATCGATTCTCAAATATTATTTTTGATAAAGTAAATTCAGGTAAAATTGAGTATATTGATGCTATAGTTAGTTATTGTGAAGAAAAAGAACTAGAGGTAGATTCCATTATAACGTTAATCTCTCCATCGCTTAAAGCAAAAATGGAAGAAGAAGCTATTGGATTACGTTTAATAAAAAATTCGTCAGCTCGCTTAACTTTTTAGGGGTTGTATAGTATAATTTTATTTTTGTGTAAAGGTGAATGAAATGTCTGCATATAAAGCCTGTTGTCTATATAGAGCTTTAAAATTACATTTTACAACAGATTATGATTACAATAAATATCACGGTAAACTTAAATACACTCCAAGTCAATTTGACAAAAATAAACATCGTTATGTTTACGAAAAATTAGCAAAAAAATTTTCTGACGATGATTTGAAAAAATTTTATATTGCTAATTTTTTACAAAATGATGTTGTGTGGATTCAAGATTTATTGTCTCAGGATGCGTATGATAATTTTGTACAGTTTAATAAAAAACAACAATCATTATCTTATGTGTTTGAAAATGAATTAATAAATATTTTTAGTGAGCCTAATCACAAAAAATTATTTAAATCGAATTCCAACGATTTTCCGTTGTTATTAACAAAATTGTTGAGAAATGAAGTTTCTTCGGAAACTGTTATAATAATGAATGAGTTTATTGGGTTTTTACCTAAATGGGAAGAAACTATAAAAGACGATTTCATTTGGCCGAAAATTAAACATAAAATGTTTAAGTATAGGTCGTTTTTAGAATATGATCGAAGTAAATTTAAAGCAACATTATTAAATATTGTTAAAGAATTTACTGAGTGAAATAAGTTGTATATACGAGTGTTATATATTGTTAAATAAACTGTAAATAAGGTGTAAAATATGGATTTTAGTAAATTAAAAAAAGCGTCTGGTTCAAACTTGGATAAATTAGCAAAAGCTGTTGAATCTATGGGCTCGAATAATCAAAACAGTGATGCTGATGAATATTGGAAATGCGAACTAGATAAAAGTGGTAATGGATATGCTGTTATCCGTTTCCTGCCTACTCCTCCTCAAGATGTTGATTCAGATGGTCTTCCATGGATTAAATATCATGATCATGGTTTTCAAGGTCCAGGTGGTTGGTATATTGAAAAATCTTTAACTTCTATTGGTTTAGATGATCCACTAGGTAAATATAATAGCGAGTTGTGGGAATCTGGTATCGAAGCAAATAAAGAACAAGCTAGAAAACAGAAACGTAGATTACATTACGTGTCTAATATTTATGTTGTTAAAGATTCAAAACATCCAGAAAACGAAGGTAAAGTCTTCAAATATATTTATGGTAAAAAAATCTTTGAGAAAATCACTCAAGCGATGAACCCGCAGTTTGAAGATGATAAACCAGTAGATCCATTTGATTTATGGACTGGAGCGAATTTTAAATTAAAAATTCGTAAAGTTGATGGTTATCAAAATTATGATTTAGCAGAATTTGATAGTGCATCGGCGTTATTTGATGATGATGACAAACTAGAAAAAATTTGGAAATCTGAATATTCTTTAAAAGATATTTTAGATCCTAAAAACTTTAAATCTTATGTTGAGTTGGAAAATCGTTTGAAAAGAGTGTTAGGTCAATCTAATCAAACCAAATATAAAACTGCGGAAGATTTTACAGCAAAATCTCTTGATGAAGTTGAAGATGAACAATTCATTCAATCGGCTGTTGTTGAAAAGAAAACAACAGCATCATTCGCTACAGCAGTAATTGATGACGAAGATGATGATATGAGTTATTTCTCTAATTTAATCGGCGATGATTAAATTATAAATTAAAAGGGGCTTTTCAGCCCCTTTTTTTCATTATACAGTTCTTACATTTCCGTATTGCAATGTTAGTATTAAAGGATCATCATTTCGTACTTTCATAAGTTTATTACCGAATCCAGTTTCTGCAGATTTTTGCCTTGTTTGAGGAGCTGGTGCAGAAACTTGTTGCTGAGCCAGAGATGTTTGGATTGGTTTAGGTTCAGGTTTTTCTCCTACTGATACTGAAGCTTTCAATGCAGCACTTAACAACGGTTCTTGAGATTTTTGTTCTTGGACTAATGATGCAGTTTGTTTTTGTTCAGGTGACATAGAAACAGCTTGTTGTTCAGATTTTGCTAATTCTATGGTTGTTTTTTGCTCAGGAGTTAATTCTTTTGCTTTCTTCTCTTCAGCTAATTGTTGATTTAATAATTTTCTTTCTTGTTCAATACGTTTTGACACACCTGCTTGTACGTTTTCGTTACTACTCTTGAAATTAGATTTAACATTTGCTTGTTTATAATCTTGAATAGTATTTACAATTTCTTCATCAGACATTTTTGATGTGTCTTTTCCAGATAATGCTTTGGTTATGGTACTGGTATTTGCACCATATTGATTTGCTGTACTGAAAACGGCAGCTTTTACTGTATCTCCTCTACTTTCTAAATGCACACCAGCTTCTTGTAATTTTGTCATTTGAGGGTCGAAATGCGTTTTCTTAGCATGTTCTTTTTGAGCTTGAGAAAATTTTTCATCATTTTTTGCTAAATTTTGCCATTTAGCATCAAATTCTTTTGATCCGATTTCTAATCCTTTAAATTGCTCTTCGTATCCAGAACCTTTTAGGAATTTATTGACGTCTCCTGTTTTTGATGATAATTGGAATTGACCGTAACTTTTTCCGCCAGCATCTCCTACTCCGCTTGAAATTTTTCCTGCATCATTACCACTTTCAAATTTTCCTGCGATACCAAAAACTTTATCTGCAGGCATTGCAAATTCTTTGCCATCACCTTTACTAGCTTTAGTTGCAGATGGAGCTCCAGTTCCTCCTGGAGAGGTTCCTTCTACTTCTTCTCCACCGAAACCTAATGCTTTTTTAACTTTACCAAAAAACCCGCCACCAGAAGCTCCGGTTTCTCCTCCACCGAATACACCCGTTCCTTGTGGTGAATATAAAGTTTCAATTTTTAATTCTTTAACATCAAGAGTGTCAATTGTAACTGTTTCATAATTTTTTGATTCTGATTTTGTCGTGTCATATTCATCAGCATGAACAGCGCCTTCTAACATTGGTGTTACATTAGGGTCTTGGAGTTCATCATCAGCATGAACAGCGCCTTCTAACATTGGAGTTATTGCTGGAGTTGCTGTCACCTTTTGTTGTTCGTCTATATTTTGGGTACTAGCAATAGGTGTTGCTGTTGGAATTTCTTGGACTTTTGCTTTCGAATTTAATTCTACCTCTTCTCTTGCTTCGTTTCTTAAACTAACCTGAAATGCTTTATCTTGTTGAATCGATTCAGGATAATTACTAAGATTTTTTTTGTATAATTGTTCAGTTTCGGATTCTAATGCCTTTTGTTGGTTTTCATTATTTAATGGTTGTTGAGTAGAAACTGCTCCAATTTGAGTTTTTTTGGCTTGTTCATCAGATTTTCTCGGTTGGTATTCTTGGACTTTTGCTTTCGAATTTAATTCTACCTCTTCTCTTGCTTCGTTTCTTAAACTAACCTGAAATGCTTTATCTTGTTGAATCGATTCAGGATAATTACTAAGATTTTTTTTGTATAATTGTTCAGTTTCGGATTCTAATGCCTTTTGTTGGTTTTCATTATTTAATGGTTGTTGAGTAGAAACTGCTCCAATTTGAGTTTTTTTGGCTTGTTCATCAGATTTTCTCGGTTGGTATTCTTGTTGATGTTCTTCAAAAGAATTTTTTTCCGGTTTATCTCCGAAAATTGCTGAATGAGCTTTTTTGTTCATCCAATCCATTCCTTCTCCAACTACGCTTCCGCCTGCCATAATTAATCCAGCTGCTGGATTAACGTATGATAAAGCAGCTCCCCCAACATCTAAAGCTGCTTGTCCATAATTTCCTTCTTTTATATTATCATATGCATCAAATCCTCCGGTAACAATACCTGCAGCCGATCCAAGTTTACCTAATGTTGACATGGATTTACCACCTAACCCTTCTATTGCCTTACCAACTAAAGGTTTAGACTTAGCGTATACATCTCCAACAACTTCGGTAGTACCTTTAGCAAATTTTCCTAAATCAGATAATATTCCAGAACCTTTTTCTGCTACAGATAATTTTCCAGCATTTTTTGTAACTTGTTCTAATGTAGATTTTGGTATAGATACTTTGCTCTTACCGGATTTTGTTGGTTTACTTACTTTATTTCTAACTCCTTTTCTACCTTTTGTTGAGTTGGTTCTTTTTTGTTGTTTTGAATTAGTTTTATTTTTTCTCGATAAATCAATATCGTATGACGTTGGTTCTTCTTTATCTTCTTCGTGTTCATGGTGCTCATGATGAGGAGCATTAGCTGTTTGTGATGCTCTATAATTTTCTCCGATTTCGTTGAGTCTTGCTAATCTATTTGCGTAATCAGAACTATCTTGTGCTTGATTTATTTTAGCATTTTTTGCTATAAATGCTGTATCTTCTCCTATTTTATTAATTTTATTATGTGTCATTGACAGTATTTGGTAAATTTTATTCAAAACTGATACTGCATTTTTATCGGATCCACTAACTGTTGTTGGTTGCGAATCTTCTCCTCCTATACTTCCACCACCAAGAATAGTTCCCATATTTCCACCGGAAATATTTTGTTGCATTGATGACCCGCTAGATAATCCTGTACTGGAATCATCAACATCTTTTATATGGGATCCTGACGCACCAGTTTGGGGTAATTTTTTTCCTGATAAAATATTATACGCTGACATTAAATTAGGGGAAAATGCTGCACGACCAAGATCATTTGCAAAAGAAGCAACTGGACCAACTCTGTCCCAAGCGCTCTCAATTTTTGAAATTCCTTTAGCAATATTACCTTTAAATGTTTTACCTACAGTATTTGCTGCTGTTTGTTTATTATTTTGTTTTGGTGATAATGTGGATTTAATTTGGTTAAATTTAACGCTAGTTTTTTGTTTTACCGGAGAAATAACATTTGCATTAATTTTTGTTTTCAATTCATTTGAAAATATACCAATTTCTTTTTTTGTTGGTAATCTATTTGAATATTGCGTTTGTTGAGTTGATCTATTATTAATTTGCGGTTTAAAAATTTGTTGAGTTTTTTCTATCGGCAATGTTTCGGTTAATTTCTCATAATTTGATTTAAACATTGAAGGTACAGTTTTAACTGTTTGTTTTGCCGTATTTATACCTTCAGACACAGTTTTAACGAATGGAGATTCTGTTAAAGTGTTAATAGTTTTATTTTGATTGAATTTTTGTTTTGTTGATTCTCTAGCATTATTGATTGAGTCAAATATAGACCCGAATTTCGATTCTGTATTTGAAATAATCGGTCTTGATTTCCCTGCAACAGACTGAGTATTGTTTGTTGTGTCAGAAGAAACTGTTGAACCATTTTTTGAATTTAATTTGTCAAAAGATTGTTTTAATTTATCTCTACTGTAATCTTTAATAAATTGTTGTTCTGTCCCTACATCAAATGTTGGTTTAGGAGAAAATAATGCAGCAGTTTCTTCGTTATTAGCCATTGTTTATCTATTCCTTTGTTGTTTTTGTCTATCTTCTTTTTCTTTTAAATATTGTAATAATAATCCAATGTAAATATCCCTTTCCCATGGGATCATTTCGTCAAGTTCTCGCAAACTATAATTGTGATATTGCATTAACGCAAAATTGGTTTTATAATAACTTGCAAGAGTAGCATCACCAAGAATTAAATAAAAAAATCAAAAATATCCTCTACTGTAATATTATGAACTGTTCCGCATTTTTTACATGTTATTTGTAAATTTTTGTAAATTTTTGGTTCGTTTAAAAAAAATTGTTCTATTTTTTCGTATTGCTTAGTGTTCAATTCGCCCAAAAATTCTATGACATTTTGGATAGGAACATCTTTTGGGCTATAAGAAGATTTTTCATCATAAATAAATTCTATATTATTGGCAATCAACTCAAATAATTCTTCTGGTTTTGGAACAGTTTTTTCTTCTAATTTGTCTTTTTCAAATTTTTGGTGTTTTAATTTTATTCCAATTTTGTGATCTAATTCAATTGTAGGCGATAATGATTCAGATATTTCTAAATCAGTTAATAAATTTAAATCGTGAGTCATAATATTTCCGCAAATATTATTATCAATTTTATTTTCGCATTTGTATCTTAAATTTACTATTTCAGATTGCGATCTAGCTCTTAATTGATAAAATACATATTCAACATCAGTAATCGGTAACTCTTTGGCATCAATTGGATTTACTATACAATTATTCACAATTTGTAAAATAGTATCAACGAGAAAATTTTTATCTCCTGATTCTGTTGCCATCAATAGCAATTTTTGTTCTTTTACTGTATATGGTTTTATTTTTACTTGTTGTTTAGAAACAGGTAAAGTAATTGTGTATGTTGGTAAATCTATTTTTGGTAGTAAAGACATAATATTGTATTCCTATGATATAAGTGTTGTTCCAAGGTTTGGTGATGTCACCGTAAATTTCGATAATCCATAATTAGATTTTTGGGTATCTATAGCAGTTTGTTGAGAAACTCCTAGAGAATATCTATTAGCAGGATTAATTGTTTGTGGTATTATTGGTTTGTTATTGTCAACTCGTAAAAATTCATATGTATATTCAGTGTATGCGAAAGTAACATTCAATTCAACCGCTTGATTTGCTGACGACCATGATAATGGTGTTTGTGCAATCGCGAGTGGAAAAGCGTCAAACAAAATACATTTTGTCAATGGTTCTCCTGACACAGCATAATGCGTAATTTCTATTTTTCCAGTTATATCATTTTTATATTTTACATTATATGTTGTCGGAACAGAATTTAATACTTCTCCTCTTCCAGTAGCTGTAGTAATCCAACCTAAAAATTTCAGCCGAGTAATATCTACATCTGATCCTCTGGAATAAAATGATAATGTTGTATCATTATATGCTGTCATAATAGGAAATTTTTCAACTATGCCATATATTTTTTGGTTTACTGTTGCTGTAGATTCTCCAGGCAATTCAGCTGAATGACATAAATATGTGAATGTTCTATCGGTTGATGATCCTGAAAATATTTTTACGTCAAAATATGCATTTCTACCGATATCATATTTTAATAATTCTTGCAATGTTTCTTTATATTGTGAAGCCATTTATTATCCTTTTAAAGAGTCATATCTAAAGATTTCATAGATTCAGACCAAACTTGTTTTTTCGTTTTTTTCTTAAATGATTCAATTGGTAAAGATGCAGCAAAAGCCCAATCTTGCGGTTCAATTAATTTTATTGTAGATTTTATATTTGATGTGCAATACTGTTTAAAACACGGTTGAAAAAATTGAAATTCTTGCACATTATTTAAATTTTCATATTTAATATTTAATCTATTCAATTCACCATCTTTAAATACAGATTTTTGTATTAAATTACTTAACAATATCATTCTTGGTTCTACTGGTATATAATGTAAATTTAATCCACTAAATCCGTTTCTGTGTATTCCTGTTAATAATATTAATGGATATGTGTCATAATATGGTAATTCTTTTCTACTTTTTGGATCATAATGAAATAAATACATTTTTCCTCTTTCAAACGTATCTATTTGTTTTTTTGGTGCGGATAATATTTCTTTTTTATCTTTTTCTCGTTGTTTTTTTAAATTTGGATCTGTATTTACACGTAGAGATTTTACTTGTTCTTTAAACCACAATATAGCATCAAATGTGTTATGTAAAGTGAATTTATATTCAAATTTGTAGTCTAATTTATTATCCATTAAATTCCTAAATCTTTTTCTGTAAGAACTTTAAATTCCCAATTTCTGTTTAAACAATATTCTCTAGCAGCTTTCCATTTTGCTTGATTTATACCCCAAGTGCAAACTTCTGTTATGTACTGTTTAGTTACCCTTTTTTTAACTTTTGGTTCTGTTGCTTGTGCTGCAGGTTTTATTTCTAATAGATATGTTTTTGTTCTACCGTCAGCTCCTGATATTCTTACCCAAATATCAGGAAAATATCTATGATACTTATTATCAACTGGAGATTTATACGGAATTACGCATTCTTCTGATGCCCATTCTAACACATAAGAATTATCGTCCATCCATTTAAACACTCTTAATTCCCAGGAAGATCGATACACGATATTATTTGCATCCCCTCTATATTTTTCGGGATTTTTAGGAGCATATATGCCTTGTTTATAATTCCTTGTCATAACGAATATAAATGTAAAATATTGATATAAATAGTATTTAGTTAATTTCTATTTATGTAAGGAAAATTATGTTAGTTGGACCATTAGACAGATTATATCAAGATCAATATGGGATGGATATGCATCATTATCCATCAGATTTAGGATCGTCGCGAAAAGGTCATTGGGTCACGTTTTCTATTGGTGTACCAAAAAAATCTTCTTATAGTAATGAATCTTCTTCTTCGGTTGATTCATCTGGGATGTTAAAAAATATAATTGATTCTGCTTCTTCTCTTATAGGAAGTACTGCAGAGGCATTTCTTGATCCTAATAGCGATTTTACTCCATTAAATTTAATCAGTAGTGGTGTTACGAAAACATGGAATTTTATTTCAACACCTCCTGCAGTAACTCAAGTTGCAAGTATTTCTCTGTATACACCAGATACAATATCTATCTCGCAAAATATGTCTTATACGCATACGAGTTTAACTAATTCAATGGGAGCATTAGGACAAGCTGCGGCTGTAGCTTCAGCTGTAGATGCAAATGATGGTGGTGGGCAAACTATTCAAAATCTTGGTATGGAATTGGGTGCAGCAAAATTTGGTGGGAAAAATGCACAAGATATTTCCGGTATTGGATTAAACACCCAAGGGATGGCTATTAATCCTCAAATGGAAGTATTGTTTACGCAAATCGAATTTAGGGCATTTCAATTTGATTTTTTGTTTACACCAAGGAATCAACAAGAAACCGCTTCCATAAGAAATATTATACAAATGTTTAAAATTCACGCTGCACCAGAAATTGATTCAGCTAGTGGAGGGAGATATTTTATTGTACCATCAAGATTTGATATAAATTTTTATAAAGATGGAAAAATAAATACCAATATCCATAAATTAGCCCCTGCTGTATTAACTGCTATTGTTACTGATTATGCTCCACAGGGGTGGGTTACTCACGAAGATGGTATGCCAGTCCAAACGAGATTAACTCTTCAATTCCAAGAAATAGAAATTCTTGATAAAAATAAAATTAGAGAACAGGGATATTAAATATGGCTTCATTTTTTGCAAAATATCCAAAAGTAATTTATAACAATAAAATTGCAACAGATATAGTAACCAGAATATACTTAAGAACAGATTATACCGATAAAGTATCGTTGTATTACATTTATCCTCTTCAAGATGGAGATACCCCTGAAATTGTTGCATCAAAATATTATGGTGATCCTGAAAAACATTGGATTATAATGCTAATTAATAACATATTTGATGCCAATTTTGATTTTCCATTATCGTATTTAAATTTTGAAAATTATCTAGACAAAAAATATAAAATTCAAGGACAATTGTCTGATCCTATTGTTTCTGGAGCAAATTATGCAAGAAAAACTATAAATATAAATCCTCCTGGATATAGAGCAATACTAACAACTACAGATGGTATTAGTGGTGTTTCTACTTCACAAAAATTTTTTATTGACGAAAATGCATACAATGGTAGTTATACTGATCCGACATTTAATTATGCAGATATGGTCGTACAAGAAGGAAATATTACATTAGAACAAACAACAGAAACAATTTCAATATATGATTATGAAGCTGAATTGAACGAACAAAAAAGAAACATAAAATTATTAAAATTGGAATATGTTTCTCAATTCGAGCAAGAATTTAAAACGCTAATGGAATTATAATATGTCTGATGGATTATTAACTGCTCAAGATATTGCAATAAAATCCTGTAAAATTATAGGATCTTCTGGTCAAGCAATGGAATTTAAATATTTAATTGTCGAATTTAATTATTTTGAAGATATTTTTGCAACTGGGATTAGCGGTTCATTATTAATAAATGACTCTATGGGTTATATTAATATTATGCAATTGCAAGGGTATGAAGTTTTAATATTAGAAATTGATAAACCTGGATTAGAAGAACCAATAAAAAAGAATTTTAGAATTTCTAATATCTCTAACAGAATAGCAACAAAAGCAACTAACGAAAATTATGTTATAAATTTTTGTTCCGAAGAATTATTAATTAATGAGCAATATAAAATTTCTAAATCATATAAAAATACAACGGTTACTGATATTATAAAAAGTATATGTACCGAATATTTAAAAATACCAGAAAAAAAAGTTGAGATTGATAAAACAATCGGATTACGTGATATCGTTATACCAAATTTTAAACCAATACAATCAATAAATTGGTTGTCCACTTTCGCTAAATCAGACGATAAAAAAAATGTTGGTTCTCCATTTTTATTTTATGAAGATAAAGACGGATTTAAATTTAAATCTATGTTAACCTTATTTCAACAAAATGTGTATAGAAAATATCACTATGATGTAAAAGGATTAAATGATCCTAAAAATAATATGGTATTAGATTTTAATAAAGAATTAGTTAATGTGTTACAATATGAACAGATTAAAAGTTTTGATTCTATCACTGCAGTAAGATCTGGTGCTTTATCAAATAAAATGCATACAGTAGACCCAGTAAGATTAAAATTGGGCGAAACAACATTTAATTATGACGATTATAGTAAAAAAATGGATGCTGCTTCGTTAAATAAAGGTTCTCTACCAACATCTGGAACAAATAGACTAGGGGAAACAGCGACGGAAACTCCAGGTGTGGTTAAATTTTGCATGACTACAACAGGCCAAAGCGAAAATAAATACATCAAAAATAAAAACGTAACGATCAATGAAAATCGAATAGAAGAAACGGTCCCACTAAGGACTGCTCAATTAGCATTATTTTGTACAAATAGATTGAAATTATTAATTCCTGGTGATGTTGATATGACAATAGGAAGAGTAATTGAATTTAATTTACCTCAAATTTCGTATAATAACTCTAATCGCCAAAAAGAAAACGACGAATATTTTTCTGGTAAATACCTTGTTACAGCTGTGAGGCATTTATTTAATCAAGAAAATAAATTTTTTACTTGTATAGAAATTTGTAAAGAATCGACACCGAAATCTTATGAAGATTTCAATAACCAAAAAGTTTCAGGATATAGATAATGGAATTTAACAATTCAAGAAGAGGAAATTTTTTAGGTCATGATGGGTTTGTATGGTGGATTGGGGTTGTTGAAGATAGAATTGATCCTTTAAATTTGGGTAGATGTAAAGTAAGAATAAAGGGATTACATTCAGAACAAAAAACTCAGATAGAAACGGAATCTTTGCCTTGGGCTCAACCATTATTCCCAATTAATAATTCTAATTCAACGCCATCAACATTAAAAGAAGGAGATATGGTTATTGGGTTCTTTATGGACGGCGATGCAGCACAATATCCTGTAATTTTTGGTATGTTCCATGGAATACCAGAAGAAAGCGCCAATCCGCAATCAGGATTTTCTGATCCAAGAACAGATGAACAACTAAAATTAGCACCAAAAAAACCAAAATCTATTGCGTATAATACAGATGGTTCTGGAGCAACTCTGACTGAAAACGATAAACCAACAGCATATCCAAATAGATTAGACGAACCAACTACAAGTCGATTGAGTAGAAACGAAGGTATTACAGAAACAATCATAAAATCTAAACAAGATAGTGTTGTCACAGTACAGGATGCGTTAGGTGCAAATTGGACAGAACCTACAACTCAATACAACACTCAATACCCATATAATCAAGTTACCAGTACAGAATCTGGTCATTACTTTGAATTGGATGATACTCCAGGTTACGAAAGAACTCATCTATACCATAGGTCAGGAACTTTTAATGAAACGCACCCAGACGGATCTCATGTTAATAAAATAGTCAAAGATAAATATACTATTGTAATGAAAGACGACCATGTTTATGTAATGGGGGAATGTTCAGTTACAGTACAAGGTAATGCAAAAGTTTATGTTAAACAAAATTGCGATTTAAAAGTTGATGGTAACTTAAATTTTAATGTCAAAGGGAACTGGGCAGCTACTGTTGGTGGTAATTGGACTACCGATATTGGTGGGACAGTAAATCATAAAAGTGGTGGCGATACAGTTATCAAAGCACCAAATATTAGGTTAAATTAATGGATATAATAACAAATGGATATTCGGATATAGACTTAACGTTCAATCCACACCCAGTAACAAAAGATTTAATGATTTCAACAGGTCAAATGGCTGTAGTAAAAGCATTAAAAAATTTAATTTTAACTAACCATTACGAAAAACCGTTTCAACCTGATTATGGATCAAATATTAGAAAATTATTATTTGAGTTAATGACTCCATTTACTGCTCAATCGATTGCAAAAGAAATAGAATATACAATAAAAAATTACGAAAGAAGAGCAACACTAAAAACAGTTGATGTTGTTGCAAATTTTGATTATAATTATTATGAAGTAACAATAGAATTTTATATAGAAAATTTAATCCAACCGCTTAGCGCAAATTTTATATTAACTCGTTTACGATAATATAAATATATAAAATATAATTTAGAGGAATATCGATGGCAACAGCCAACTCATCAATAAATATAGCAGAATTAGATTTTGATAAAATTAAACAAAATCTAAAAACTTATTTAAAATCGCAACCAAATATCCAAGATTACGATTACGAAAGTTCAATTATGTCAACTATTCTTGATTTATTGGCATACAATACCCATTACAATAGTTTTTATTTAAATATGGTTGCCAATGAAATGTTTTTGGATACTGCTTTAAAACGCAGTTCTGTAGTTTCTCATGCTAAATTATTAAATTATACGCCAACATCAGATTTAGCATCAAAAGCTTTGGTTAATATAGTATTTAATTTTGATCCAACAAAAATAGTTCCTGCTACACTCACTATTCCAAAATACACTAAATTTTATTCTGAATCTATCGACAATATAAATTATCCATTTGTAACTCAAGAAGCCATAAATGTTCCTGTCGTGTCAAATTCCGCAACATTTTCTTCTGTTGAGTTGACTCAAGGTCAACCTGTAAAATATTCGTTTTCAGTAAATTTGTTGGAAAACCCGACAACAGTATTTAAAATTCCCGATTCTAATATTGATATATCAACTTTATTTGTGTATGTTTACCCAAATTCTGGTTCGACGACATTTACGAAATTTAATCAATCAATAAAACATTTAACGTTAGATTCAACTACAGCTGTATTCTTTATCCAAGAAGCAATTGACGGGTTTTATGAAATTTATTTTGGTGATGGGGTTTTAGGGAAAGCACTAGAAACTGGTAATATTGTTGTTATTGAATATATAACAACAAAAGCAAATATACCAAATGGAGTTTCGCAATTCACATTAATGGATAATATTACTCCATCAGGTAGCGCATTTTTATCTACACAAATTACAAAAAATACACCAGCGATTGGCGGTAAAGTAAAAGAATCAATAAATTCAATTAAATATAATGCACCAAAAGCATATGCCGCTCAAAATAGAGCGGTAACAAAATCAGATTATATCCAATTATTAGAAAATAATTCTTCTATTATTCCAATAGAAGCAGTTAACGTTTGGGGTGGTGAAGAAAATAATCCACCAGAATTTGGTAAAATGTATATTTGCATAAAACCAAAAGGGGGTTATACACTAACAACTTCTCAAAAATACAAATTAATTAACGAAATTATTAAACCATTTAGTATTGTTACTGTTGTTCCTGAAATTATTGATGTTGATTATACTTACGTTAAAATTTCATCAAATGTACTGTATAATAATTCTATAACAACATTAACTTATGTAGAATTAATTAATTATATTAAATTACAAATTTTATCTTTTTCTAATACAACATTAAACACATTTGATTCTATTTTTTCTTTACCAGATTTAATTACAAAAATAAAATCTACAGATTCTTCGATAATTACTTGCGAATCAACTATACAATTAGAGAAAAAATTTTATCCAATATTTGGATCTTATAATTCAATAACTCTAAATTTTGATACTGCTATACAAAAAGGAACTTTATCTAGTAAATATTTTAATTATATTGATCCTGATACAGGATCAATAGTAAATAATGTTGCTATTGAAGAATCTCCAATATTAATCAATTCAATTCAATCCATATCAGTTTTAACTGGTGGTTCGGGATATATAACCGCACCAACTGTAGAAATTTACGGTGATGGTTCTGGAGCAATTGCAACAGCAGAAGTTGTAAATGGAGTTGTTACTTCGATTACCATAGTTAATTCTGGTACGGGTTATACGCAAGCTGTTGCTCAAATTGTTGGTGGCGGTGGGTCTGGAGCTAGTGTCTACATTACACTAAGCGGTAATGTAGTTCCATTACGGTCTTTCTACTATAATGGTGGAATAAAAAATATTTTACAAACAAATATTGGCGAAATAAATTATATTAAAGGTACTGTAACTTTAAATAATTTTATTCCTTACATATCTTCGTCAGACACAACAAATCCATTTGGTGTAATGTCAATTTTTATTACCCCACAATCATCTATATTTTATTCAACTAAAGATAAAATAATTACTCTTGATGCTATGGACGAAACTTCAATTTTAGTTAATTTAAATACAAAATAATGGATAAAAATTATTCGACGATATTACAATCAAAATTACCTGCATATATTGTAGAAGATCCACAATACACAAATTTTATATCTTTTTTTGAGGAATACTATAATTGGTTTAATGATACCTATAATTTAACTAATTTTTCTGATACAATTGATATTGATTCTGATTATGATTCGTTTTTACAATACTACCAAGCAGATTTTTTACCATATTTTCCTCATCATATAGCCACAGATAAAATAAAATTATTAAAAATTGTAAAAGAATTATATAAAGCAAAAGGTATTGGTGATTCTTTTAAATTTTTATTTAAAGCATTGTATGATAGTTATTCAGAAGTTACTCCAACTAGAGATTTTGTATTCAAAGCAAGCGACGGTAAATGGGTAGTACCAAAATCTATAAAAATAAAATCATTAGATCCAAGATTTTTAAATATAAACAATTATATTATATTTGGAATTCAATCAAAAACTTTTGGTATAGTAGAATTTGCAAAAATTAATGGCAAATTTACGCAAATATATTTGTCAAATATTGAACGATTATTTTATTCAGGAGAAGAAATAAAAGTTTTAGATAGAAACAATAAAGAAATATATTTTGTAAATGGACACCCAGTTGAATATCAAAAACTTGAAAATCTTCCTGTAAATGCTGAATCGTTGTCTGCGAAAATTATTGGGGCTTTATCTGGCATTACAATAGATAGCGATAGAAGAGGGCAATTTTATAGTGTTGGAGATCCTGTTGTTATTTTAGGTGGACTTAATCCTGAATCAGAAAATCCTATTGCAGCAACTGCGGAAATTTCCGCAGTAACATTAGGAGCTATAAATAATGCAACAGTAACTAATGGTGGAATAGGTTATAATATTTTTCCTGACTCAAGCGTTGATGTATTATACAACGGGCAAATTGATACAGTAGCAAATGTCGTTGTTAGTTTAGTCGACACATCAAAACCCTCGGGGATTTACAAATTGCCTGTTGATAGCATTGCTCAAAATTATTCAGTTAATTTGTACAGTAATGTTTACAATTTTAGCGTTAACGCTAACATTAATTCTACTCTTGCAAACACATTTTCGTTTTTAAATTTTACAACTTATCCAATATCAGATTTAACTATTAAAAATGGTGGTGGTGGATACACTTCACCACCATCTTTAAATATAAATTCACTAGTCCATGATACATCAAATAATAACCAAATTATAGAAAGTTTTGGTATTTTAGCTCCAATACAAATTTTAAATGGAGGTATTAATTATACAGCAAATGATAGCATATCCATAAATGGAGGGGATGGAGATTTTGTGTTTGCACGAATATCCAGTTTATCTGCTAATGGTACTATTACTGGTGTCGAGTATTTTTCTAGCAACAATACCCCTTATGTTGTTGGTGGTATGGGGTACAAAAATTCAAATTTACCATCAGTATCGATCTCTTCTAACACAGGTTCAAATGCATCATTAATCGTTCCAAGAATTATGGGAACTGGTGTTGAATATACGTTAGAAACAGAAAAAATTGGCTCAATCACGCAAATTAAATTAATAGAAAATGGTGAAGATTATATTTCTACTCCAAATGTATTTCTACGAATACAAGATATTGCAGTTAGTAATGTATTAAATGCCACCATATTAAATACGGCTGTGTATCAAGGAAGTTCGTATAATCAAGCCACTTTTTCTGGTTATCCTGAATCGTTTTTAAAAATATCAGATGAGTCTGTTGGATTTTCTGATGATATTTATAGAATACGAGTTTATAATTATAAAGGAACATTTTCGCCTAATCAGAATTTAAAATTATACGACATAATAAGTTCCGTAGATTTGGATGAATATACCATAACTTCAACACCAATTGGTGGGTTGGATTCGGGTAATAAAATTTACGGGGATGGAACAGCATCTGCTACTGCGAAATTTTTAAATGGGTTAATTATTGGAGATGGAACATATTTGAATGCTGATGGTCAACCATCAGCATTCTCAATTCTGCAAAGTGATATCTATAATTCATCAACATATTTTTTATCTTCTGAAGTTAGTTATGATGAGTACAAAGAACCGATTTTAAATTTAGTGCATCCAATATCTTCCAGAATAGTTCCAAGAAATTTATTAAGGTCTAATACAAATATTTCTCAAAATACTCAATCAAATGTTAATCTTGGTATTAGATCTCAAAATAATTTTACTATTACGTTGTTACCAGGGAATACTAATTACTCTAACACGTATACAGTTTCGTCTAATATTTCAGAATTAAGTGTAGATACTATATTATCAATTATGTCGAATAATTATATGAATGTATATTCAAAAATACTTGAAATAGATCAAACAAATTCCATTTTAATTTTGTCTGATTATATACAATATAAATATTCTAATGTGTATAGCGGTATTGCTAATGCAAATTCAGTAATAATACAACAAGATGCAACAAACGAAATATATTCAGTAAATACATTTGTTGTAGTTGGTGATTACATTACTGTGAAAGGAAATAATTACCCAGTTATAGATAAAATTGATAATATTTTATATTTTTCTTCTAATAATAATATACAATTAATTTCTAATACAGCAAATTCTCAGTTGATAACAGTAATAAAACCACTATCAACAAATAATGTCATCAAATATTTATCGGTATAAATAATCATATGGTTCACGGAACAATTACTAATAATGGTATAACTCAAGAAATAATAAAATATTTTTATTCTCCTAATTTATCTTTAAATAATGAGAATTTCGAAAATTTATATTATTTTATCTCAAGAATTGAACCATGGGATAATGAAAATTCTCCGCCAACTCCAATTATAACTGATAAATTTTTAAAAGATATACATAAAAATATAGTTTCAATTAAAAAAGTTAACAGTAATGATATTTCTCCTGTTATACAACGAATTGATTGGACTGCTAATACAGTTTATTCTCAATATGTTGATAATGAGAATATGTTAGAAGTAGATTTAGATAATAAATTAATAAAACAATTTTATGTAAGAAATTCATACGATCAAATTTTTAAGTGTTTGGATAATGCAACAAATGTAACTAATCCAAACGGGTCAATGTCAACAATTCAACCAGTTGTCGATTTTTCTTATGATGCTTCATCAAACTATATTGAAACTGGTGATGGATATAAATGGAAATTTTTATTTTCGATTAATCCTGGATCAAAATTTAAATTTTTTGATGATAAATGGATTCCTATTCCTCTACAATCACACAGAAAAAACATAAACATGGAAAGTTCTGTTGGATCAGGTGAAATAACTAATATTAATATTTACAACGCAGGTTCTGGATATACTAACGACGCAGGATTAGGGATTTCTACTACAATTACTATTGATGGTGATGGTACTGGAGCTAATGCAGTTGCTGTTATTACTGGTAATAGCGTGTTTAAAGTTTTAATGGCCAATACAGGCTCAAATTATACTTATGCTACAGCTTCAATTTCACCGAACCAAAATTTCTCAGGTAATGGAGCGCAATTAATTCCACACATTTCTCCTATTGGTGGTCATGGATACAATATTCTACAAGAACTTGGATGCAGAACATTAATGGTGACATCAACCCTTGATTCAACAGAAAATGGGGTTCTTCCAAGTGATATAGATTATCGACAAATTGGATTATTAGTAAATCCGACAATAAAGGTTAATTCTAATTATCAATTCGCTAATGGGTACATATATAAATATACTCATGACGTGTTTGTCTCTCCTGGAAGAGACCCATTTGTTCAAGACGAAATAGTCTATCAAGGAAATTCATTAGAAACAGCAACATATTCAGGAAAAGTTTTAAATTTTGACGCAACAAATAACATATTATACCTTATAAATACTAAAGGTACTATAGTTACAAATGATTTAATTAGAGGAAGTAGCTCATATTCTTTAAGAGTTGTATACCAAGAAGCAATTGAAAATGTTGAACCGTTTTCCGGCAATATCGTATACGTTGAAAACAGAACCAAAATTCAAAGAACAATTTCTGGTTTAGAACAATTTAGATTAACAATAAATTATTAAGGTTTAAAAATATATGGCTTTAAATTTTAACACCCAACCATACTATGACGATTTTAACGATAATAAAAATTTTCATAAAATTTTATTTAAACCAGGTGTGTCTGTTCAGGCTAGAGAATTAACGCAACTACAATCAATATTACAAGATCAAATTGGTAAATTTGGTAAATTTGTTTTATCTGATGGATCAAAAGTAACTGGTGGAAGATATTTTATTGACACTAATGTTAAATATCTTAAATTAGCTGTAACTTCAAATTTATCTACAGATATTCAAGAATTTAAAAGTAAATATATTGTTGGTGTTTCTTCTTCATGTTTTGGGTTAATTACATCAATAGATATTGTCAATAATTACATTACAGTAAAATTATTAAATAATACAACAAAAAATTTTATTTCTGGAGAAGAATTGTCTATATTCTCTAGTAAGATTAATGCTTTAATGTATTCTAGTTCTCCATCAACATCAGAAATCCAATCTGAGTATACATGTAATTTGGATGTTGACACATCATTTTCTATATCAGGAGTGTATGGTATAGTGAATTCTTACGAATTCACTATAAATTCTGTTGCTATTGAACTTGGCGACGTGTTAACTTTTCCTGATTCAAATAATCCATATGATAATTATGTTGTCACAGAATTGGTTAAAAATTCTGTATTTAGAGTAAATAAACCTCTCGACGAAACATATAGCAATGTACAAACAATAGTCAAAAAAACTGCGTCCAGAAATATTATGGAAATAGGTTTTGATGAGGGGGTATATTTTACAAATAATCATTTTGTAAAAGCGCTACCATTAACTGTTATCCCTAATACTAAAACACAATACCCTACTTGCGTTGTTGGTTATGAAGTTACTGAGGCAATTGTAGATTTTATTGATGACTCTTCGCTGTTAGATCCAGCTCAAAATTCTTATAATTATTCTGCTCCAGGAGCAGATAGATATAAAATTTATTTAAATTTAGTATCAAAACCTTTAGTTGATGGAGAAATTAAAAATTTAACATCAACTAAATTTATCGAATTAATAAGAATTAAAAATGGTATTATTATAAAAGATAATACTCAACCGACATTAGGCGAATTAGAAAAAGTTTTAGCTAAACAAATGTACGATCATGCAGGAAACTTTATAGTAAAAGATTTTTCTTTATCTTTTCACAATTCTGCTTTTACAGATAACGAATCAAAATTAAAAGCTGAATTATCATCAGGAAAAGCTTATGTTTTTGGACACGAATTCGAACAATCGTATCCAAAATTTTTTGATATTGATAAAGGTAGAGACACAAATAATATCGATAATTATTATACATCAATCTATTACGGAAATCACATTTCAATCGGAAAACCTACAGGAATTTTATTAAATCCGCAATCTTCAGCAAGAGTTGAATTACACAGCACAACAAAAAACTCTGCAAATAAAAGTACATTTATTGCGTATGCTTATGTTAGAAATATAAAATATATTTCCGACACAGAATATTATTTGTATCTGTATAATATTTCTGCAACTGAAACTCAATTATCCACTGTACAGTCTGTTGTTATTCCAACATCATCTGATTATTCTTCTTTTACATTCGCAGCAGATACAATTCAAGAAAACGGGAAATTGTCAATAGTTGATTCATCATTTAATTCTCTTTTATTTGAATTACCATATAAAAACGTTGCGTCATTATCTGATGTTACATTATCTATAGATAAATTTTCCACAGCAACTGTAACTTCAAATAATTATATACTACATTCAGGTTCAGGTAAACATTTTTCAAGTGGCATAGGAACTTTATCTTCTGATGTAAAAAAATCTAATTTTGTTATTGTTACTACAGCGTCTTCTGGAGTATATTCAATAGGGGAGTATGTTGATTTAGATAACGTATCCATTGTTGTAACCCAATCAGGAGCAGAATATATTGCTTCGATAACATTTAACAGCGGTTATACTGGATCTATCTCAATAAAATATGCTGTCGATGTTACATCGACAACTCAAAAAATTAAATTAGCTAATAAAAATCAAGTCGTAGGAGTTTTCGCAAAAACAACTCCTACTTCTTTAGGGTTTGCTGATATCGCAAACTTCACAGGAGTGTATTATTCTCCGCATAAAGATGCATCTTATATAGGTGAGTGGAATTCTAGTATAACATATAATCAACATAATGTTGTTTTTTCTGGTGGGCGTTTATATTGTTCTAATATAGATTCCAATATAAACGTTAGACCTTCAATAACAACTTCAAATTGGAGTGTATTGGAAACAGTAACATCTAATTATAATTTTAATAACGGTCAAACTCAATCAATTTACGATCATGGAACAATAACTGCTAAAACTAATTTAGATGAAAAATTGGTATTTGTGTTATTCGATTATTATACTCATTCTACAGGAGAATATTTAACATTTAATTCTTACAGTGGAATACCATACACAAATATCCCATCTGTACAATTAAATAGTATTAATTACGATTTAAAAAATTATATAGATTTCAGACCACGTAGAACGAATAATTCAACATCTTTAATTTTTGATAATTACGAAATTCCATCTACAATTTTTTCTGATATGCATTACAATTTTTCATATTATCTTGGAAGAATTGATAAATTAGTATTAACCGATAATAAATCATTTCAGTGGATAAAAGGGGTTCCTGCATACACAAATCAAGTACCGCCAACTGATCTTGTTAATGCAATGACAATTGCAACAATAGAAATTTCTCCATTTACAGCATCATTAAAAGATATTTCTGTTAAATACAAAAAACATCGTAGATACACAATGGATGATATCGGTAAATTAGAACAGCGTATCTCTAATGTTGAATATTATACATCTTTAAATATGGTTGAAAAAGATGTTATGTCTAGAAATATTTACGATAATGTTGCCGGAAACAGAATGAAAAATGGGTTTGTTGTAGATCCATTTGTTGGTTATGGTGTGATGTCAATTGCAGACAATTATAAAAATTGTTCTTTAGATTTAACCGAACAAGCATTAAGACCATCTTTCAGAACAGAATATTATGATAGTAATGTTGATATGAAAACTTTACCGTCAACATTATTAAACAAATCAGATATAATCAGTTTTAATTACACTGAAACTCAATTAACATCTCAAATTTTAGCAACATCGACAATAAATTGTAATCCATTTGATGTTATTTCATATTCTGGGAAATTATTTTTAAACCCGCAATCTGATGTTTGGGTAGACACTCAAACAAAACCAATTATTAATATAATTAATCCTGATACGGAAGCATTAGCTACTTCCACTATCACTCCTGGTCTTGTTTATGATGAATGGAATAAATTTTATTCATCAACACCGAATTTATATTCTATTGATAATACAAATACAACTGTTGTGACTCAAAATGACAGAGCTATGTATAGTATATCTTCTGCATTAGTTACACAATCGGACGTAACAAAAATATTATCAGATTCAATTATACCATTTGCTAGATCAAAATCAATACAGTTTAAGGCTACGAATTTAGCTCCTCTAACTAAAATGTTTGTGTATATTAACGGTAAATTAGTAAATGGATATATAACGCCAAATAAAAATATTAAAGGTAGTCTTTCTTCAATCTGTATCACCGATCCTGGAGAAGGCTATTATTCTGGAAATACCACAGTTTCGTTTATTGGAGCGAATACATCTACAGCAACAGTTGAATTAAATTTTCTTGGATCTACTATATCTGGAATTGAATTCACTAAAAATGGTACTGGTTATACACAAGTTGCAAACACTTTAGCTACCACATTAAACGGAAGTGGTTCTAATGGAGCAATACTTGTATCTACAATCCAACCTCTTGGTGGAGATTTATATAGTGACGAGTATGGAGAATGCTCAGGAGTTTTAGAGATTCCAAATGACCAATTATTGAAATTTCCATCAGGGGATTTACACATTATAGTTTGCGATAATCCAAATTATGATCCATCTCAAGCAATTTCTAAAGCTGAAGCTATATTCTATTCATCAGGAAGATCTACTGTCTCACAACAAACGGTTACTTCTATAAGAGAGCCTTATATTAAATTTGTCGGGTGGGCTCCTATAATCCCTACACAACAAGGAAAAATTGTTGTTGATGCATCAGAAGATTATATTGTTAATAATTATGAAATGGGTTACACAGTGTTCAAAACAGGAACAATCCAATTACCTGTTTTTTTAAATAAAAAACCGAATTCATCTGTGACTGTTGTTGCGTCGAACGCATCAGGAGATCAATCTTCAAATACAACATATTCAATATCACCTGCAACATTAACATTTACTGATACGAATTATAACACAAAACAATACTTTACATTAACTTATGATTTAGGCGATAGACCAACAAATTATTTGAATAAACTGTTTTCATATTTAGAATATTACGGTACTTCTGATGACACAGGATTCAATTATGCCGGCACTAAACCTGCTAAACTCTGGAATACATCATCTACAACTCCAGGTATTTCTTACACACAACTTAATCCTATAAATAAAAAACGAGCAATCACTACACCTGCTTCTATTTCTGCGTCCACTATACCTACTGCACAAGAAACAGGATCTACTCAATTTACTGTTTCTATTTCTGGACAAAAATTTGACGAATATTTACCTATAACATTTACAGTAAGTTCTTCAAATACATCTATTTGTACTGTTGATGGGATTTATAAGTGTTCTACAAATAAAAATTCTCTTATAAAATCAAATCAGGTAGTTATTGATTCATTGGACGATTTACAGTATTTTACTGTTGCTGTTAATTACTCTAGTGTCGGAAACGCCAATGCTGCATTTACAATAACCAGTACTTCTACAGATACGTATTGGAACAATATACAAACAACAGCAAATTTTACACATATAGGCACATCAATACCTCCTGCTCTACCAGAAATTTTGATTAAACCTAGTTCAGAATCAACACTATACACAACTGAAGACGGAAAAACTGCTATTATTGATGTTGTATTAAGTTCACAACCAAACACTAATGTTGCTATTTATGCTATATCAACAAATAAAACTGAAGGGGTGGTTACGAGAGTAGCAAATAATGCGCTAACGTTTGTTAGTGGAAATACAATAAATTTCACTACATCTAATTGGAAAGAACCAAAATCAATAGAAATAACAGGACAACCAGATTCTGTTGTTGATGGAACAGTACTCTATAACGTTAATTTAAGATCTAGTTCTGCTAATGGGTATTGGAATAACCTACAAGCTAATGCCGCTATAGAAAATAGAGACACAACAGTTATCCCACCAGTTATTCCTGGATTCATATATTATTCATATTTAAATGGTAATAGACAAACATCAGAATCAGGTAACACAGTAACATTACAGGTAAGTTTAAGTAAAGCTCCTACTACGAATGTGTTCATGAGTGCTAAATCTAGTAATGAAATTGAAGGTAAATGTTTCCATATAATGGACTTCACTCCATTAAATTGGAATACACCACAAAATGTGGTGGTTACTGGTCAACCAGATTCCGTTGTTGATGGGACAGCTAACTATAATGTTGATTTTTTGTGTTATGTATCTAACGATAAAAATTTTTATCTAGTATCAAATACAGCACCAATAGCTAATATTGACACAACAGTACCATATAAATCTCCTGGTACGCTAACAATTACTCGATCTGGATCGCAAACATCTGAAAGCGGGCACTCAGTAACATTTACGACTAAATTAGATTCTGCTCCATCAGATTCTGTTGTTGTATCCTACAGTAGCTCAAATTTATCTGAGGGTAAAATTACAGCAGGTAGTATGTTAACTTTCACTACATCAAATTGGAACGTACCACAAACAACAATTGTTACTGGTCAAGATGATAGTTCATATAAAGATGGTAATGATTCTTATACAATATCAGTAAATACATCATCAATCGATTCTGTATACGATAAATTAAAATATAGTTATGATTTAATAAATTTAGCTAAAGCCGCACCACCAGCGGGGTCTATTATTACTTCTACATCAGGAACTCAAACATCAGAATCTGGAACTAATGTCACAATAAAAGTTTCATTAAGTAGAGCACCATTAACTAACATAACAGTCACTGCTACTTCTGATAATACAGCAGAAGGTGTAATTACATCAGGTAGTTCTTTGACATTTACTCCTTCTAATTGGAATATTACACAAGTAGTTCAAGTAACAGGGCAATCAGATAGTGTTGTTGATGGAACAGTAGCGTACAATATCAATTTGGTTGCAGGTTTTTCTGCTCTAGACCCAAATGGATTTACTAGCGCGAAAGTAGGTTTAACAAACATAAATACTAATATTTCAACATACACACAAAAAACTTTTACAACAAATGTTGAATATGAAGTATGGACTAAAAGAAAAATAAGCCCAGATACATGGATTCCTGGTGTCGCAATCGACAAAACATCAACCAAAATTATTTCTTCTGGTGCAGTACGAGTAGAACCAGTATTTAGATGGGATAATAGTGGTATATCGAATCAATCAAAAGAAGGAAGTTTCAATGTAACGTTAAGTTGTTTTATAGATGGAATAGTAGGCGGCGACTCAAAACCGGACGGTTGGGCAGGTGTTAATGTAAAACTAGATTCTCTTGACGGGACACTAATCGGACAGTACTCAATACCTCTAGACGAAAAAACGCAGTGGAAAGAATACACACAAAGTGGGCTTGCTGTAAGCGCAGGAGCTCCTCCATTTAAAATGGTAAGTCAAGATAATTATTCTGTTGTATTTCAAACCCTAATTCTCGAACAGGATACTTATAATAATCGACCTTTGTATGAACCTGGTAATCCTTCTTGGAGCGACGGTCAAAGAGGAATAGCAAAAACGAATTGGTTGTTAAAACACACTGCTCCAGATTTTAGGTATTATGGTGTGGTGTTACGAGAGTGGATAACAGTAACAACAAAAACAGACGTAATTAATTCGACCACAGGCGCTATTATTTCTACATCTACTTCGACAGATAGGGGATGGGGTGATGTTTGGGAATGCTCTTATGAAGCCGCTGCATTACTAGGACAAACTATTGATAAAAATAATGGGGCGATTGGGGTAATTGGGTCGTTAAATCCAGCAGGAAAACAGGCTCTATATGATTTTGTTTTCTCTTTCCCATCAATAAAAAATGATCCAATAAATGCAAAAGGTTTTCAAGATTGGTTTGATTGGTTAAAAGTAAATTTTTCCACTAATATAGCATTATCCGGTAATACGTATCGAGAAGATTTTGTTGGGTATACATTCACAAAAGAAACTTTAGCAACATACATAAAAAAACAAGAAACTTATGTAAATCTGTTAAAGTCGTTAAAATACAACCCTACAGAACAAGAAAGCGGGACACCTCATATATTAAATAATCTGTTCTGGAGAGAAGTAGCACTATTATCATATATAACTAATATATATAATAATTGGGATAAATAATTAAAATTTAAACAAAAATACTAATATGATAAAAACATATGCGCAAGCAAAAACTATAGTAGAAAATAAATTTTTAAATTCAGCATATATTAAATCGAGAAATATTTCTGCTACAACTAAATATACCCAAGAAGAAATACATTATTGGGCAACCAAAATTATAAATTGTAGTTGGAGTGAATTACTATTTAATGCGGAATTTGATACTGTATATTCAGGGACTCAAGATACTAATTTATCTCAATTTAGATATAACGATTATATTGGACAAACATTTTTAATTGATTCAAATTCATATCCAAATGGTACATTTTTATCTTCTATTGGTGTATTTTTTTCAACAATAGACCAACAAACACCCATAACGTTAGATATTAGGAAATTGATTAATGGGGTTCCATCAGGAGAAATTATCCCTTTATCGCTCGTGTCTATGACTCCCCTGTCAATGATTGCAATAGCAACCCCACCGTTAACTGCTTCGTCTGCTACCCTATTCTCGTTTGAGTTCCCTGTGTATCTAGAACCTGGATATTATTGTTTCACGTTACACAGCAATTCCTCAAAATATAATTTATATATTGCTGAAAGGGGGTTAAATGAACTAGGATCAAATAAAATCGTAACTAATCCATATATCGGTTCGTTAATAACTTCTCAACAAGGAGAATCCTGGAATACTGAACAATCAAAAGATTTATGTTTTATATTAAATAGAGCAAAATTTAATATAGGAACGCAATCATTTACCATAAATACAAAAAATCATATTGTTGATTTTAGTACATTAAATTTAAAACTTAAAACACAAGAATTTGGGAAAATTTCTTACATTGATGGTATAACTGCAACAACAGTAACTAGTGAAACAGCTGAAACAATAACGACACCAATAACTTACAATAAAAATATTGATTTAAATTTAGTTGCTACAGCAAATACAACTGATGGTGTAACATTTTCAATTACTATGGTTAATAAAAATGATGCAATAACACCTTTAATAGATCTTCAACGATCAGGAACTGTTCTTGTTACCAATTATATTGTTGGATACGACTCACTTATATCTGATAGTGAATTGACAGCATCTTCTGGATTATCGTTAGCAAAATACACAACTAAACAAATAACATTAAATGATGAGTTTGATGCAGATGGGTTAACGGTTTATCTTGATTCAAATAAACCTAATGGTACTGAGATTGAAGTATTTTATAAAATTTTAAATAAATACGACTTCACTCAAAATTTTTCTGAATTACCATGGAACAGGCTACCGAGAATTACCCAATCCTTAGTTGCAACGAATACATCAGATTATTCTGAAGAAACATACCAAAATTTAAATATAATATATTCAGATAAAAATGGCACAATATATAAAGATTTTAAATATTTTGCGATAAAAATTGTTATGTATTCAAATAATCCATGTTTTGTGCCAAAAATAAAAAATTTAAGAGCTATAGCAACAATTTAATATGTCAAAATTATTAAAAATTGATAATGCACCAGGATGGATTAAGAACGATTCAAATAAAGCAATTTTGAATACCGATAAAATTGCTTTACAAGAATACAAATTAAAAAAACAAAAAGATATACAATTTAATTCAACAATTTCTGATGTTACTGAATTAAAAAAAGATATATCTGATATTAAATCGGAATTTTGTGAATTAAAACAACTACTAATTCAAATTATAAATTCTAACCAGAATAAATAACAGTAAAAGTAATTTTAAAAGGAAGTAAATACAGTGGCAAATAACATTTCTCAAATTAGTTATTCGAATACTTTTGCTCATTGGTTAATTGCAACAAACCAACTTATTGATAATAGCAATTCTCTAAAATATTCTTCGTACACTAAAGAATCTGGAACATTATTACTAGATTCTTCTGGTACAGGATTAATTGTTAGTAATACAGCTGCTTTTGCTGGTAATGTTACTATCTCAGGGTCGAATAAGTTATTAAATATTTACAATGCAACAAATTTATACAATACATTAACTATTGCAGCAAATACAAGTATAGTTGCATCTGGTAATATTATCTCATCAAAAATTTTATCAGCGAATAGCATACTTGCAAACACAGTATTTTTAGGTAATACATCAATAAATTATTTAAATGTTAATACGGTTATATTTAATTCAAATAATGTAACCATAAATCAAAATGGAACATATTACAAAATATCATCAATAAACGATATTTCTGTTGCAAATAGCTATTTACGATCTTACACAGATTCTAATATTAATTCGAATAGCACAATTTTAAAAGCTTATACTGATAATAGTGTTAATGCTAATAATATTATTCTTAAATCATACACTAACGCAGTAGTTGGTTCAAATACAACAACTTTAAACTCTAATATTGCTAATGCAAATTCGTATGTGATAAATTATACAAATACAGTAGTTGGTTCAAATAATACAAGTTTAAAAACTTATACCAATACAGTTGTAGATGCTAATAACATCAGTTTAAAAACTTATACCAATACAGTTGTAGACGCTAATAACATCAGTTTAAAAACTTATACCAATACAGTAGTTGGTTCAAATACAACAACTTTAAACTCTAATATTGCTAATGCAAATTCATTTAATTTAAATTACACTAATACAGTAGTTGGTTCAAATAATACAATTTTAAAAACTTATACCAATACAGTTGTAGATGCTAATAACATCAGTTTAAAAACTTATACCAATACAGTAGTTGGCTCAAATACAACAACTTTAAACTCTAATATTGCTAATGCAAATTCTTTTAATTTAAATTACACTAATACAGTAGTTGGTTCAAATAATACAAGTTTAAAAACTTATACCAATACAGTTGTAGACGCTAATAACATCAGTTTAAAAACTTATACCAATACAGTAGTTGGTTCAAATACAACAACTTTAAACTCTAATATTGCTAATGCAAATTCATTTAATTTAAATTACACTAATACAGTTGTAGATGCTAATAACATCAGTTTAAAAACTTATACCAATACAGTTGTAGATGCTAATAACATCAGTTTAAAAACTTATACCAATACAGTAGTTGGGTCAAATACAACAACTTTAAACTCTAATATTGCTAATGCAAATTCATTTAATTTAAATTATACAAATACAGTAGTTGGTTCAAATAATACAATTT